ATTATAAATGGCCTATACGGTTTCATTTATGATGAAAATGGTCAAGAAATGCAGGGTACAAAAGAATTTAACGCTATAGTTGAATTTAAAAAGACCGCAGTACCGCAGGCCGGTAAATTTATGGACGGCCACAAAGTAGTAGGCGGCACGGGCCGGGGTAAGGTTAACTTACACCATATAGATACCCGGTTTAAGAAAAAGATAGCCGAAAACCCTACAGCTAAGTACAATTACATAGGTAAGCTGAACGATCCTTCTGCACGGGGTGAAGAAGCTGTACTGTTCGAAGGCGTAAGCTTCGATACAGCGCCGCTTATGACCTTCCAGCTGGGAGAATTAGGCGAAGTCGATGCTGATTTTACTTTTGAGGGCTACCGGTATCTTAAGGATATCCAGTAAAAAGACGGGGGCGGGAATATTCCTAGCCCCCGCTGCTTTTGTTAATGAAAAAATTTAGGGGGTAAACGATAATGAAAAAATATATCACTATGGAAGACATACTGGGTAAGGATTCTAATGAACTGCTGGTAGAGAAGCAGGGAGAATTTAAAACGGAACGGGTAGGGGTTATTGCTTATGCCTGTCCGGAAAACGATGAACTGGCAAAAATGCGGAAGGATTGCCGGGTATATGACAAACACGGCGACTGGGAAGTGGACTCTGAAAAACTTATGGTGCGACTTATAGTAACCGCCGTAGACAAGGATAAAAGAAGTACTTTTACTTTTGCAAATAAAGAACTTCTGACAAAGCTGGGAGTAGTAACAGCAGATGCGGCTGTACAGAAGTTGCTGCTGCCGGGGGAAATTAATGAAATGGCCGCGCAAATACAGACCGATATGGGTTTTGGTAAAAAGGCAGAGGATGAACGGGCCGAAACAGTAAAAAACTCCTAAAGACCCCAGAAGGTGAAATACTGGCTTATATATGGAACCGCCACGGCGTAAGGCCGTCGGCGGTTTTTAATTGGCCTGTCTGGGAAAAAGAATTCGTTTATCAGGCAACCCGGAAGCAAATGCAGCAGGAAGGAGGTTGACCATGAGTAAGGAATTCGTAATGGGTGCCAGGCTTACGTTAAAAGATATGCTTAGTAAGCCTTTTGCCGGAGCTGCTAAAGTATCAGAGGATTTTAGCAAAAAGGCTTCAAAGGCCGATAAAGCTGTTAAGAGTCTGGGTATAACGTCGAAGAATACTGCTAAAGTATCAGAGGATTTTAGCAAAAAGGCTTCAAAGGCCGATAAAGCTGTTAAGAGTCTGGGTATAACGTCGAAGAATACTAAAAAATTCGTAGACAATCTGACGAAGGCGGGCAAAAAGGCGGGCGGTATCCTGGGTAAAATACTCCCCAGCAGTTTTACTATTGCCGCTGGGGCGGCAGCTACCGGATACGTAGCCTTTAATTCTCTAAAAAAAGCTATGGACTTCGAAGCTCAAATGTCCAGTATAAAGGCCCTTACGGGAGCTACTAAACAGGAAATGGCACAAATGCAGGGGCTAGCCCTTAAGATGGGCGCGGCTACCAAGTATAACGCATTGGAAGCCGCTCAGGCTATCGAAGAACTTTTAAAAGCTGGAGTAACCCCGGCCCAAGTACAAGCGGGTGCCCTGGAAGCAGCTTTGAACCTGGCCACTGCCGGGGGCTTAGATCTGGCAGCAGCAGCCGAAACTATGAGTACGTCCCTTAATGCGTTTAAGAAAGATGGAATGACCGCAGCACAGGCCGCTAATATATTAGCCGGTACTGCGAACGCTTCAGCAACCGGTGTAGATAAGCTGCGTGAATCCTTGAACATGGTAGCCCCTGTAGCTACTGGTATCGGTATGTCGTTTAAAGATACTAACGTAGCCCTGGGCCTTTTTGCTAACAACGGCTTAAAGGGTAGCGACGCTGGTACAAGCTTAAAAACTATGCTTATGAACCTGCAGCCGACTACCGAACGTCAAATTAAGTTAATGCAGCAGCTAGGCCTTATGTCAGGCAAGCAAAACGCCTTCTTTACAGCGGAGGGTAATTTAAAAAGTTTGGCTGAAATAGCTGACGTTACTCAAAATTCTTTTAAAGACTTGTCTAACCAACAACGCCAATTAGCCTTCGAAATACTTTTCGGTACGGACGCTATCCGGGCCGCGAATATGATTTATACGGAAGGCGCTAAAGGGGTTAAGAACTTCGAAGCCGCTATATCAAATGTAACTGCCCTGGATGTGGCAAGAGAAAAAATGAATAATGCCGCGGGCGCAGTAGAGGAATTTAGCGGCGCTATGGAAACCCTGCAGATAGCCGGGTTAATTCCTACCATGCCCCTGATCCGCAGCGCAGCCCTGGCGGCTGCCGACTTCGTACAGAAGTATACGCCACAAATACAGGCCACTATGGAACGCGGAGTAGATCGGGTTAAGAAGTATATTAAAAAGCATTTCACCGATAACAAAGACTTTAAAAAGCTTACTGTGTCAGGGAAAATCGGTTTCGTGGTAGACGATGTACTGAAAACTTTTAATGAGTGGTACGACAAGAAGGGCGGTTCCGATAAAGTAGCGGCGTTCGGTAAAAAAGCAGGTAACGCTTTTGCTGATGGACTGGAAGCTGCCGCACCACGTTTAGGTGAAGCAGCACTAACAATAGGCAAGGCTACCGGGCAAGCTATGCTATCAGCTTTTAACGAGGCTTTAAAAAACAGTCCTTTAGGCGCTATAGTAGCAGGCGCTACCGGTGGCGCAGCTGTCGGTAGCGTAGTGCCTGGGGTAGGAACTGCTGCCGGTGCAGCCGCTGGTGCGGCTGCCGGGCTAGCGTCGCATGCTTTAGGTGGTTACGGGAGTGTAGGTGGTACTAATATACCTAACCCGCCAACCGGGCATATTGATGTAAGAACAGGGAAACCGACTATAGGTACAAAGCCCACGTTACCAGGCCACGCTGCTGGACTAAATACCGTACCATATGATAACTATTTAATGAGGGCACACGAAGGCGAAGCTGTATTAAACAAGCGGGAAGCTAAAGAATGGCGTGGTACTGTTAAACAGTCCGGAGCGGCTTCCAGGGTCATTCAAATAGATAAGCTGGTAGAAAAGGTTATTCTGCAGAGTAACGGAACCGCTAAAGACCTGGAAAGCCAAGCGGACAAGTTCTTAGCTATTGTTTACGATAAATTGAAAGCCGCAGACGAAATACTGAGTAATGGCGATAAGGGGGCACTGGTACTATGATAAAGGGTATAAATGTGGACATATTCTTACAGGACAGCCTTACCGGGGAATATCTACAGATACCCGTAGTACCTGAGCGCATACCTTGGACAGACGGGGACGCTTTGGCAGATACCGTAAGGATACTTAACCTGGGCAATATAGATTTTCCTAACGGGGTAGACCTGGATAGTCTTACCCTGGAATCGTTTTTCCCTGCCAACTATGATCCCTTTTTATGTGCCACCAGTAACCTGTTAAAGCCGTTAGAATACCGAAATAAACTAAGCGGCTGGAAGGATACCGGAAGACCTGTACAGGTGATTATACCTACTGCTGGAATCAATCACAGAATGTATGTAAGCAGTTTTTCCTGGGATTTACGCGGCTTCGAAGGTGACCTATATTACAGTGTAACTTTTAAGCTATTCAGGACGATAAAACCGAAGCAGCTAACCCCTGGAGGTACAGCCCCCGACCCGAATAAAAAGACAGTAGCAGACCGACCGGCGGGCCCCGAGTCAGTCCTACCGAAAACCTATACCGTAAAAACTGGCGATACGCTAGTAAAAATAGCGAAGTCGTTAGGTATAGCGGACTGGCGTACCGGTGTATACAACAAAAATAAAGCTGTTATTGGCCCCGATCCCGGTAAAATTTACCCCGGGCAGGTGTTAAAACTATGACCCTGGATATACGCACAAATAACCAAAGTCTGCGGGATTTATTGGCCGGGCCGCCGATAATTTATGACGACATGGACGCTGCTTGTAGAACTCTGGAAATACCTATACAGGATATGACGGGGGTATTAGGTATCCTGGGAAAATCCGCAGAATTATGGTATGGAGGCAAACGCTGGTTTTACGGGAATTCTTTTAAACGACAAATTACGGCCACTGGGCAGCTGGCCTTAACGGTACACGATCCCCTATTCTATTTCAAACGTAACCCGGACGACTACTACATAAAGAATATGACAGCTACGCAGGGCTTAAAGTACTTAGCTGATAGGGTAGGGGTTAAAACTTCCAGCCTGGCAAATACAGGGGCTGTGTTTAAGGCTTTATATTACCCGGGCGCTGATCCGGATAAGATTGCCATAGACCTTCTGGCCCGAACTTACCAGGCAAACGGTAAGAAGTACTGGTATCGCTTCGACCCGTCCGCGGAAAACTTCGGGCTTACTTTATTTGAACGCACAATACCTGCGCTGCTGTGGGCCTTCCAGGTAGGAGTAAATTTAAGTAATGCTACGCGAGAAGAATCAATCGAAGAAACCGCATCCGTAGTAAAGCTGGTTAACCGGGAAACCGGTAAAACAGTGACTAAAATAAATTCCGCAGCGCTAGCGGCCTACGGAAATATGCGGTACTTTGAGGAAGTTGACAAAGATAAGGCTAAAACAATGGAAAAGGACGCCCAGCTGCTATTAGATAAACTGAGTAAAGTTAATACCGAAATGAACATAGCCGGGATTAATCCTGATAAAGTAATACCGCAGCTGTTCAGTGCTGATGTTATCTATGTAGAAGAACCCCGTACCAGGATCATAGGGGCATATCACATAAAAACTATAACGCATACCTTCAAAAATGACAGCTTAATACAGATAGATGCGGATATTCAGAAAGCGCCTGATATACCCGAAATACAGTACGAAGAAGCAACAAAGAATCCCGCTATAAAAAGCACCAGTAATAATAGCGGGAGCTTCGATTTACTAGGCTGATAAGGGGGCGGGTACATGGATAAATCTGTACAATTACTTAAACTTTTACGCGGCCTAAAAGATACTAGCGGAGCGGTAAGGATTGTAGAAGTAAAGACTTCTGCCCCTAACCCCGTAACTTTGGTATTTATGGGTACTAATTTGGCTCTTGACGTAGACATATTCGAAGTTCCGGCTAGCTTCCAGCCGCTGCAGATAGGGAATAAGTTTTTCACGTTACCTATAGTTGGCGGCGGCGCTGCCCAACGCTGGGGCCTTATACAGAAACTTTAAGGGGGTAGGGCTATGGTAGAAGAATACCAAAAGAAAACGCCGGTATTCGACTGGGAAACAGGTGATTTTGCTGTAGACCCCCAGCGGCGGGTAGTAACAGTTACGGAGGAAAAAGCCGTAGAACAGGTAATAATTAAAGCTCTGCAAACACACAGGGCTATTTTTCTTATATATGCAGACCCGGAAAACGCTGATAGTAACCATAAGTACGGGAATGATGTCGGTAACGTATTAGCGGCTAACTTAAGCGACGAAGCCCGTCTGTCTGAATTAGAACGGGCTGTAAAAGAAGCACTGATATACGATCCCTGGATACTGGACGTTTACGATATACAGGTAAGCCGACAGGGTAACAACGAAGCCCTAGCAAGTTTTACAATTAAGACTATTTTCGACAGGGAATATACCTTTGAGGGGGTGAACCTTAATGGTTAGACCTATTTTTACGCCTGTTTTTGAAGAAACTGAAACCGCTATACGGGACAGGATAGTAGCCGAAATACCTGACGACTGGCGAAAAGAACCCGGCGACTTTATTTATGATGCCGTAGCAGCCGTGCCCTTGGAGGTTAAACAGCTGCAAATACAGAACGACGAAACCCTTAAAGCTGCCCATGCCCAGTATGCAGAAGGGGACGCCCTGGACGTCTGCCTGGCTGATGTAGGTATGACCCGGGGCCAGGCTACACCCAATAAGCGAAACCTTAACGTAACCGCCGACGCGGGCGTAGTAATCCCTCAGGGGCACACGGTAAGTGTGGTAGTACTGGATAACGACGGGAACCCGTTGGAGTATTCAGTAGATACCGCCCTTAACTTCGCAGTCACCGGCACCCAAGCCTTGGCGATAACCTGCAAAACAGCTGGGACGATCGGCAACGTACCTAACGGCAGCCAGTTTATCTTATTGCCGCCGATCCCTGGCGTAAGTGCCATAGTGGACGCGGGTACGACTATCCTGGGAACCGATACCGAAACCGACGAAGCAGCATGGCAGCGGTACGACTTTAAGGTAAATAATCCAGACACAGGCGGTAATAAAAGCGACTACGTACGCTGGGTACAAGACGGCTTCCCCGAAATTGTAGGAAAAGCTAAATGTATTCCACGCTGGAACGGTAACGGTACCGTAAAGGTACTGCTGGTAGGTACTAACTACTTCCCGGCCCTGGCTGCCGTCGTAGTTGACGTACAGGAGTATATAGACCCGGGAATACAAGGCCTGGGAGAAGGGAAGGCCCCCTGCGGGGCGGCGGTAACAGTAGCCGCAGCTACCGATCTACCGCTAACAATCACAGCTAATATATCCCTTTACGCTGGGTACACCGCCGAGCAGGTAAAAACGGCCTTCGTAGCCGCCCTGCAGGCTTACCTTAAAGACCTGGTATTTACAGGTAACGTAGTAGCCATAGCGAAGGTAGGCAGCCTGCTGATAGGAACCGAAGGTGTAGCTAATTACAATACGTTAGCGCTAAACGGGGGCATCATAGATATTCCCGTAGGGAATGAAGAAGTAGCTACCGTTTTAGCTGCGGGGGTGACACTGAATGTCGTTTAGTGAACGCGCCCAGCGTATGATCGACAGTGCCCCAGACTATTACCAATATTCAAAAGTCTATACTTCTATGCAGCAAGCAGTCGCAGACGAACTGGAAGCCCGGGCTACCGACGCCGACGACCTTAAAAAACAGCTGCGAATTACGACAGCTACCTGGGGCCTTAAGTACTGGGAAGAAAAGCTTAAAATCCCGGTAAACGAAGCCCAAAGCTACGACATAAGGCGCAGCCGTGTACTGAGTAAATGGCGGGGCTTCGGTAACTTTAGCGCTGATCTTATCAAAGTTATAGCTGAAGTCTACAGCGGGGGCGAAGTAGACGTAACCGTAGACGTAGCAACTTACACGATAACGGTAAAATTTATAGGTGCCAGGGGAATACCCGAAAACCTGGACGACCTTAAAAACGCTGTAGAAAACGTCGTACACGCGCACCTGGGGACAGTATGGGCCTTTACGTACCTAACCTTCGGGGAACTGGGTACGGCTAATAGAACCTTCGCACAGCTGGCAGCCGAAGCTATGAACTTCGCCAGTTTCAGCACATGGAAACCGGTATAGTAAGGGAGGTACTTTTAAATGATTGAAACAGCAAGCGGGCTGAGTAAATTTGAAGATACCGACAATGTGAATAAGGAAGCCTGGAATGATAACTACGACGTACTGGACGCCCTGCTGCAGCGGCACAAGAAGGTGGTAGACGTAGCCAGTAAAGACGCGACCACGGGGGTATATAAGATCGTAGATTATAAGCGCCGGACTGACGATACCCTATACTTAAAATGTACCCTGTCTAATCCCGACGTTAATGGTTATTTCCAGACCGACACCTGGCAATACTACGACGCTACGGGCCTGGTAGTAGTGAAAACTGTAACCTGGACGCTGGTATACGACGCTGACGGAATAGTAACCAGCGCCGCGCCGTCGGCTTAAGGGGGGCGTGATTATGATAAACATAACAACAGCCTTAAGGGATAGGGGTATTGGCGTCGGTAAGAAGTTAGAAGGGGATGCGGCCGCCGGGGATGTTCGGGCAGGTAAAATCTTTATGAATGTGGACGGCAAGCAAACCGGGGCATTGGCAGACCGGGGTAACGGCGGCCTGGTAGTACCTTCCACCGCTAACCAGGTATTTCAGGCAGGTATCTATAATGGGGACATAACTGTACAAGGCGACGTTGACCTGGTAACCGGTAACGTTAAAGCAGGGGCTAACATTTTCGGTGTAGCCGGCAAGCCTGAAGTAGTTGACACAACCGAAGCAGCGGCCCCGGCTGCTGCCGCAAATATTCTGACCGGCAAAAAGGCGTTCGTAAACGGGGGGCTGGTGACCGGTACAATGGTAGACCGGGCTGGGGACACAGCGGCTTTGTCCAGCGCTGTAGCAGGAACGGCATTGAAGCTGAAGGCTTCCGCGGGTTACCGGGACGGGGTAAATGACTATGTAACTATTACAGATGCTGATTTCGTAGAGGCAAATATAAAGAACGGGGTGAACATTTTTGGCAAGACAGGAACATACAGCGGTAAACAGTTTGCTACTGGAACAGCAACCGGGGTTACTGGAGTAAACGCTGAAAACATTGTTTACACCGGGATAATTGTTAATGGGCTTGCCTTTACACCCAGTTTGATTATTGCTCATAAGCAGGGCATCGTCCCCTATCAGTCGTTCGCGGTTTATAACGCACTTGTGAATGTGAAAGTGCGGGCAGACACCAGCGCTCCTGCGCAAGCATATTGCGACTTCCTGGTAGATGGGTTTGAATTACATGTTCCATCAACGGGAACATATGACTGGATAGCTATTGAATAAAGGGGGTAACGGTATGCCAGAAATAGGCCGTAGATTATACTTCGATAAAGTGACCGGGGCTATTATTGCTGATACAGGAGAACGTCAAGGGGCTGTTATACCCGTTAGCATTGAATCTGACTTTAATATACACCCGGCCTTAAGGGGAAGAACGCTAGAAAATACTGGAATAAAAGAGCTGGATTTTGGTCACAGGAAGCCTGAATTTGATAACGTGGGAACGTATAGGATAAATCCTGAAACTGAAGACCTAATTATATACCCTTTACTGCAGCTTAAGACAGACCGGGATGAAA